TTATTTTATTAAACGGAGTTAGATTATGTCTGGTAGAAGAAGAATGGCTGTAAAGCGAAAGCTTGAAGAAGCGGCGAAAGCTGTCGAAGAAGCTAAAGCACAAGCCAAAAAGAAAAAAGAAGCGGAAGCTAAAAAGAAAGCTGCTCCTAAAAAGAAAGCAGCACCAAAGAAAAAAGCTGAAGCTAAAAGTAAAGAATAAGTTTGTTATTCATGTACCTCCTTTGACCTCCGATGTTTAGCGTCGGGGGTTTCTTTTTTTCTAAACTAATTAAGGGGACGGAGGATCGCACATGTCATTTCCAGATTTAACCCCAACATCAACAACCTCAGCAATCACACTTCCCGTGACCTCAAGTGACTCTGACGCAATCTTAACGGGTTCGCTAGCTGTTGGTTTTTATACAGGCTCTGCTTTTATTGCAGGAGCAAAAGCACAAGTTGCATATACGTTTAAAAGACTTGGTGGTGATGTGCTCGATATTGAGCTAACAGCCAAAAACGTCTATAATCACTACGAGGAGGCTGTTTTAGAGTATAGCTATATCGTGAACCTCCATCAAGCGAGGAATGCCTTAGGGAGCTCTCTAGGAGGCCCCACGGGGTCATTTGACAACAAGGGCAAGATAACTTCCGGAGAAGATGTATCACTTAAGTATCCCAAGTTCCAATTCGACTATGCTTTTAGAAACGCTGACAAGTTTTCATCCGAAGCATTGGTCGGAGGTACGGAACCAATTTACTCAGCTTCCTTTGCCAGCGTGACAGATCAGCAGGTATATGACCTGCAAAGTATTGTCTCGTCCTCTCAGGCAACAAATGGCTGGAACGGAATGGGTAACAAGAGAATTAAAATTAGACAGGTGTATTATGTATCACCTCAACAAATGTGGAGATTTTATGGCTATTATGGCGGGCTTAATGTGGTGGGTGATTTTCATAACTACGGTCAGTACGCTGACGATTCAACATTTAACGTCATACCACCATGGCAAAACAAAGCACAAGCAGTCGCATATGAAGACCACCTCTACACAAGAACATCACACTATTCGTATGAGATTGTAGACAATAAACTTAAACTTTACCCAACACCTCAAAATGTATCACCAGAAAAATTCTGGTTTAGATTCACAGTTGAGAACGACGGTGGGGCATATGCGACAGGATCGTATGATTCAGGTGTGGATGGCGTAAACAACATGAACACGATGCCGATGGAGAACATTGCTTTCAACAAAATCAACTCCATTGGTCAACAGTGGATCCGAAGGTTTGCTCTAGCACTCTCAAAAGAGACTCTAGGGCAAGTTAGAGGCAAGTTTGGGGGTAGCATACCCATACCGGGTGATAACGTCACCTTGAACGCCTCAGACCTTCTAGGGCAAGCATCTGCTGAGCAACAAGCACTGCGGGAAGAACTTAACAAGCAACTCGACGAAATGCTTTACTCTAAACTTGCCGAGGTTGACAAAGGAATGGTTGACAATATGGACGCAATTGTTGCGAAGACTCCATTAAAGATTTTTGTAGGGTAATTGAATGTCAGAATGGGAAAGACCAACGCAGCCACCTTCCCCGATGTTTTTCGGAGAGAAGGAAAAAGACTTAGTAAAGCAAGTTAACGACGAAATCATTGAAAGAGTCGTCGGTCAACAGATTTTGTACTTTCCAATTGACATGGAGACCACAAATTTTCACCCATTATATGGAGAGGCTATAGATAAGAACTTTTTGCATCCAATTCGAGTATTCGCCCTAGTAGAATACATGGGCGTCGAGACTTCTTTCCTCGAAGGTATCGGTATTGATAAGAAAACTGGGCTAAAAGTTAACTTTCACAAGCGTCGTCTGACAGAAGATCAAAACCTATTTGTAAGAGAAGGTGATTTCGTCAGATACGGAAGTATTTACTATGAGATAGTCAAGATCAACGAACCAAAGCAGCTTTTTGGACAAATTGAAAACAGATTTGAAGTAACGGCTGAATGTATAAGAGCAAGAGACGGAGTATTTAATGGCAACTAAAGAATATCCTATAGAACCATCAACCATTGAGACGATTGACGCGGCCATTTACAACCTAGTCAATGATAAATTTGATCTCCACACGAATACAAACACTGGATTCCGTAAAGTACCTGTCTTGTGGATGTCCCCAGAGCGTGCAGTAAACTCAAAAGACAAAGATATAAGAGATTCAGTTGGAAAACTTAAGTTACCCCTTATTTCTGTCGATCGGACTTCTCTTGCAAAAGACCCTGCTTTTAAAGGTGGCTGGCAAGCACATGTTTTTCCTGATACAAATGGTCCTCGAGGATATAAGAAGCATCAAAGACTAGTGTCGAGAAAAATAGCTCAAGCTCCAACTCGAAAGTTTGCCTCGGCACAAAGTGGCAAGTTCAACGGACAACAAAACTATCCTCGAAACAACAAAAGAGTTGTTTATGAAGAAACTTATGCACCCATTCCTGTTTGGGTGACCGTAAATTACGCTGTGACTCTTAGAACAGAGTTTCAGCAGCAAATGAATGATCTTGTGACTCCATTTGCAACGAAAACCGGACTAATTAACGCACTTTTTGCGGAGTATAATGGACATAGATATGAAACATTTATACAACAGGACTTTAGTATGACAAATAATACAGCCAATCTTGGAGAAGAAGAGAGATCATTTCAAACAAAAATTGACTTGAAAGTTCTTGGATATCTTCTTGGAGATGGCGAAAATGAAGAAGCCCCAAAAGTTACTGTTAGAGAAACAGTGACGGAAGTAAAGCTTATTAGAGAAAGAACAATTGTCGGAGACTCAAAACCATGGGAATCGGACGATGATTCTTTTAGAGACTTTTAATGACTTTGACTTCTAGGGCTACTATTTATTAGGAAAATGAATTTATTAAGGAGATAAATCGATGGCTAAAAAATTTGATTTTCTTTCACCCGGAGTTGAAATCCGCGAGATCGACCAAAGCTTCAATGCTGCATTAGTAGACGCTGAAGGCCCAATTATCATTGGTAGAACCCGCAAAGGTCCTGCTAACAAACCTGTTAAAATAAGAAACTTGGACGACTATGTTTCAGTGTTTGGACTTCCAGTTGCTGGTGGAAACGGTGCCTTAGGGGACATGTGGAGAGAAGGCAACTTGACTGGACCTACTTACGCATCATACGCTGCTCAATCATGGTTAGCCTCTGAAGAATCTCCAGTTACAGTTGTAAGAATTGCAGGTGAACAGCACCCAGATGCCGCTACGGACGCAGCAAGAGCCGGATGGAAACTTTCCGGGTCTCTAACTACTGTGCAAAACACAAACTCAACAGCATATGGTTTGTTTGTAGTTGCTTCTGCATCTGTTGATGCAATGACCACAGGTTCTTTAGCTGCCGTTTTTTATGCTAACAGAGGAAACCTTGTTCTTAGTGGAAGCAAAGCATCCGATTCTGCTGCTACAGCATCGGTTGGTACTTTTATCAAGTCTGCTGCTAACAAAACTTTTACTTTAGGAATTAAAAATCAAGATGATTCTGATTTTACTGAGTTATCATTTAACTTTGACAGAAATAGTTCATCTTACTTGAGATCAGTATTCAACACAAATCCACAATTGGTTAACGAAGACACAATTGAGACTTCTCAAAGAAAATCTTATTGGTTAGGAGAATCATTTTCTCGTGAAGTTGACAATCTTGGAGCCAACAATGACGCAGCGTCCCTTCTCGGCATGCTATTGCCTTTAGAAAAAGCAGACACAAATGTCAACTGGTCTTATCACAAAGAATCAGCATCTGAGTCTAGAACCGGATGGGTGATTTCTCAAAAAGAAAAAGGACAATCTGATTTGTTTAGATTTAAGTCTCTTCATGTTGGAGAAGACATCCAAAGAAATTACATGATTGCAATTGAAGACATTAAAGAGCCATCTAACACAACTGTTAATGCTTTTGGTACCTTCACGGTTTGCATTAAAGACATGAATGGGTCAACAATTGAAAAATACTCTGGTTGTAATTTAAATCCATCTTCGGAAAATTACGTCGGAAAAAGAATTGGAGATCAGTTCATTGAATGGAGTGAGTCCGCCAGAAGATACAGAACTTACGGTGACTTCCAAAACCAATCAAACATTGTTTATATTGACATTAAGCAATTTGTCAAAGATGGTGGTGGTCAAGGACATCTTCCGGCCGGCTTTAAAGGACATGTTCGTCCAAAAGGATTTACTTTGGCCTATGGATCAAAAGGAGCACAAACTCTAGCTGATAATGTCAACACCGGAACAAAAGCTAAAACAACTCTGACTTTTGCTGATCAAGGGTCGCTAGCGACTTCTACAATAAAGCTTGTGGTAGATGGTGTAGATTTTACAATTACAAACACTAACGGTGCCTCAGATGATGTAGCCTGGACTGGTTCTGGTGCTGGTCCATATACTGCTACGATTGATGGTTCGGCTGGAAGTGCTCTTGGCTATGCCAATAAAGTATTTGTCCTTCTCAATCAAATTGATACCACAAACTGGACTGCATCAGGTAATGGTACAACAACATTGGTATTGGAGGCTAAAGTTGCTGGGCCACATCGCACTGTTGTTTATTCTGAAACGGGAGACGATAGTCAAAATGCAGTTTCCGCAGTTGATGTTGTCGGAACTGATACGGACGACTTTGCTGGTGTTTTTGTAAAAGGTAACGACTCTACACTCAATACTGGTGGAGACGCAGATCTCTTTGTTGAAGGTCCAACTAATTTTACCGCTTCTTTCAACTTCCCTTCTTTGCCTCTTCGCAGAAGTGGATCTGATGGTGGAGCTTCTGACCCATATCGAGTATATTGGGGCATGAGACCAAAGATCAGCAATGATTCAACTGCAAACGACCCAGACTTCATTGACTACTTAAGAAGAATTCCATATCTTTCAACTGCTGAAATGACCAAGTATGACGCCGGAACAGCTCCGGAT